ACGGCATTAGCATCAGCGAGCCACAGGCAATGCCCGCCATTGGCTACCGCGAAGCCTTTGATAAGTACATCCGGCGCGGGGAAAAGTACATGGATCAGGCAAGCCTGGCAGCCCTGGCAGCGGGCGAGCAGCGGGGCACAAGCACCATCACCACGGAGACGACCGGGGCAATTTATGGCGGCTATGTGGTGCCGACCGAACTTTCCCCGGATTTTGTGATGACGCTAAAGCAGTACGGCGGGATGTACAACGCTGCCCGCATTGTGCGCACCTCCGGCGGGGGCATTTGGAATCAGCCCTATGTTGACGACACCGCAACAAGTGCGCTGCTGACGGCGGAAGCATCCGCGACAACTACGCAGGATTTTAGCATATCACGTATTCAGCTTTCTGCATACACCTACCGCACCAAGATCATCGTATCCCGCGAATGGTTGCAGGATGAGGCGGTTAACGCAGCCGGAGAAATCAATCAGATGATGGCTATCCGCCTCGGGCGCGCCATCAACACCGATTTCACGACAGGCAACGGCAGCGCAAAGCCGACGGGCATCCTGGCAGCAAGCAACGGCGCACCGACAGGCAAGACTACGGCGAGCGCAACGGCAATCACCGCCGCCGAACTGCTCGACCTTATCCACAGCGTTGACCCAGCGTACCGGGTTGGCCCGAATGTCGCGTTTATGATGAATGACAGCACCCTTGCCGCAATCAAAAAGCTGCAACTTGGTAGCTCAGATTCAACGCCGCTATGGGTGCCTTCGGTGCGCGATGGCGAGCCTTCTACGATTTGGGGATTCCCATACGTGATCAATCAGTCTATGGAAAGCATCGCAACGGCAAAAAAGACGGTGGCCTTTGGCAATTGGTCTTATTATCTGATTCGCGAGGTGCTTAACCCTGTATTTATCCGTACCGATGAACTCTTTCTGGATAATTTCAGCGTGGGCTTCTACGGATTTAGCCGTTATGATGGCAAACTTATTCCGGTGGGTGCGATTAAAGTCCTTTTGCAGGCATGATAAGCATCCGATTGATAAAACCTCTGGCGGGCGTGGGTTTTTCCATGCCCGCCGGCACGGTTTACCAGACCAGCCCGGAAGAAGCGCAGCGATTGATTCAGGCAGGCATTGCCGAGCCTGCAATCGGATACGAAAAGGCACAGGCAACACAAAACAAGATAAAACGTGGCGTACAAGGTAACAACGGCACCCACAACGGAGCCGCTGACAAGGTCGGAGGTAAAAAATTATCTAAAGGTTGATAGTACGTCTGATGACGCACTTATTGACACGCTTATCACCGCCGCGCGGCAGTGGGTGGAAAATCATTGTGCGCTGGCCCTTTTACCGCAAACCGTGTTGGAAGTCTTCGATGGGCTACCGCAGGGCGGCACGCTAAATCTTCGCATCAGCCCGCTGCGCGAAGTCTCCGGGCTGCATTACCTGGATAGCGCGGGCGCGGTGCAAGTTATAGCATCGGGGATTTACCGGGTTGATACGGTAACCATGCCCCCGCGCATTATCCGCAAATATGATCAGACCTGGCCGGATACGCAGAACACGCCGGGCAATGCTTCGGCAATCTATACAGCAGGCTATGACAATTCAAGCGCGGTACCGGCGGCCATAAAAACGGCGATGCTACTAACTATTGCGGATATGTACGACAACCGCACGGACTATGTAAAGAAAATGCCAACGGCGGCAGAATACATTTTACAAGCAGCAGGATACAGGATATTTGTATGGAGCTAAAGAGCAAATACAAAGGCACTGAGCGCATCGGCAGGATGCAGGAGTATATCACTCTGCAAAACAAGACCGAGACGACCAACACATTCGGCGAAAGGGTCGAATCATGGTCTAATCTTGCAAGCGTTTGGGCAAATATCGAATACAGGCTAAACAAAAGCAAAGAGACCGAGGAGGCCGGGCAGGAAACGGCAATTAGCTATGTAAATTTCACCATCCGCAAAAGAACGGATGTAAACGAAATTAGCCGCATCCTGCACGATTCGCGTTACTACGATATTGAAGCAATAAGCGAAAGCAACTGCCGACAATACAATGTATTGAGCGCAAAAGCCGTAAAACCATGATTGGAAAAGCAATATACGGCAAACTAAGCGCAACGACGGCGGTAACGGCCATCACAAGCACGCGCATTTACCCGGATATGGCAACGCAGGATGCAACGTATCCGTTTATCGTGTATAGCGTAGCAGACACAGCACCGACGGATATAAAAGACGGTGTATCGCCTTTAGACATTGTAAGTGTTGGATTGATGATCTATGCAGATAGCTACGCCGTTGCGATTGACCTTGCCGAAAAGGTGCGCACCGCGCTTGACCGGATGTCGGGCACCTATGACGGGGTAAATGTTCAAAGCTGCAAGTTCAACGGGCAAAGCAGCGGCTCGATGCACCTGGACAAACACATTTTTATAGTTGAGCAGGAGTATCAATTCAGGCAAAACAGATGATCGTTGAAATAATAAAGCCATTTTTTAAGTGGAAACCCGGAGACCAGCCGGATGTTACCGAGGAAATGGCAGCGGAGCTTGTGGGCGGTGGGGTGGCATTCGTACATGAAGATCAGACCCGGCGCGACTATAAGCCAAAGCCGCCGGAAGAACGGCAGCCCATAACGGTAAATAATTACTACCTGCCGCCAGAATTTTACGGCGTGGAGGAAGAAGAATAAATTTTTAGCAACTTAAAATAAACGACATGGCAACGGTTGTAAATGGAACTAATTTTCGAATTTATGCAAGCGGCATAGCCATCGGTGAGGCGACAAACTGTACCATGTCGCTATCTACCGAGACGCGCGAAACGCTAACGAAGGACAACGTCGCATCTTACACCTCCGCAGAACCTGGCCGCCGCTCCGGCACGCTGCAAAGCGAGGGTCTTATCGCATTCGATACGACCAATTTGGGCATTGACGATCTTTTTACCCACTACAACGCAGGCACAAAGCTTCAGGTGAAATTCCAGCCTAACGTAACGGGCACGCCGTACTGGCAATGCACCGCATTCATTACCAGCCTGGAGATGAGCGCGGCGGTTGAAGAAAACGCAACGTATAGCGCAACCTGGACAATCACGGGCGCGGTAACGATGACACCATAACAATCAATTCACTTCATGAAAGCAACACAGTATATACAAATCGAGGGCGGCCAGGTACCATTTTCTTTTGGCATGGCCGCCCTTGCACAGTTTTGCGATGAGCATGGTATGACCTTAGCCGACTTTTCGAAGCTCGGGGAAAATATGGAGCCTAAAATTTTGCTTAGCCTGCTTTGGCACGGCATAAAGGACGGGCACCGGAAGGAAAGAAAAGACTTTTCTTACACCATTACAGACGTTGGCGACTTGCTGGATGAAAACCCGGCCTTCCTGGAAAAGGCCATGGACATTGTCGCAAAGTCCATGCCCGGCGCTGAGGGAAACCCGAAAGCCCCGACGAAGGCGAAGCGCTAACGCTGGGGCAGGTAGAACGTTTCGCAGTTGGTACTTACGGCATTGCGCCCAGTGATTTCTGGGATATGACTCTTAAAAGCGTTATCCTAACAATCGAAGCGCGCGCCGAAGCACTAAGCACGCAACGGCAGGACGACTGGGAACGCGCGCGATGGATGGCCGCAATTAGTTTGCAGCCACACATGAGCAAGGGCAAAACGCTAAAGCCGCAAGACCTTATCACTTTTCCTTGGGAGATCAGGCCAACGGCGGCGGCTCCGGTGGACAAAGCAGCCGAGGAAGCGGCGCGGCGCGAATTATTCGAACGGTGGGATAACGAAATGAAATCACAATGGCGCTAAGCGGTAATTTTAACAGATTTCAGAATAGACAGCGCGCCCGCGTTGATCTTTCCCCGTCGGTGCAGGCGCGCCTGGATGGTGCCGATGAATTCACCCGCCGCATTGTCGCATTGTTCCGGGAAATCACACGCTGGGATTTGCGGCAGGAAATTGCCAAAGCCGCCGCGCCTGTTATTATTGCAAGCGCGCGCAAACGTGCTGCAAATTCTTTTGTAAACAACAAAATACATTACACTTATAATACGCCTAAAATAATCGGGCGCATTAAAGCCCCCGCCGGGAAAGGGCGCAAAACGGGCGTATATTATCCGGGCAATTTAAAGAGGTCTATTGTAGATATTGCTGACAAAAGGCAGAAATACAAGAAGAAAACGTATAAGGTTGTTATCGGTCCATATTACCGAGGGCGTGGGCCAATTACGGGAACTGCCCGACAGATATTCAACAGCGATACAAAAATTAATGGATATTACGCGCACATGGTGTACGGAAGCGCCAATGCCTTCCGGCTGCGAATCATGGTACCGGCCTTGCAACAGGTAAAGGGCAAGGCGTTGGAGCTTATGAAGCGCAAAGCGGCGCAGATAATTGTTCGTGAAGGGTTGGCCGTAGATTTAGATGTTGTAAGAAATATATGATATGGCAGGGATAGCAGATTTGAATGTAAGGATTGGCGCAAGTGTGCGCGACTTTGAGCGCGGGATGCAGCAGGTGGAGCGCCGCATCAACCGCTTTCAGCGCACCTTTGAAAACATTGGTACCAATCTTACGCAATCGCTTACCCTTCCTCTGGTCGCACTTGGCACGGCATCCGTGCAAGCGTTCGGGGATTTTGAAAGCCTGGAGCGCGCCTTCGCCGCCGTGGCAGCCGAGGGCACAAATGTAGCCGAGGAAATCGAACGGCTGCGCAAAGTTGCCGAAGCCCCGGGGCTTGGCTTTAACGAAGCTGTCCAGGCATCTACGCGACTGCAAGCAGTCGGCATTAGTGCCAGGCAGGCAGAGGAAATCATAACGCAATACGGCAACGCGGTTGCAAGATCGGGCGGTGGTGCGGAGGCATTTGACGGAGCAATCTTGGCGCTTACGCAGGTAGCATCAAAGGGCAAAATTTCAGCGGAGGAAATTAACCAGTTGAACGAACGCATCTTCGAAATACGTCCGGCATTGCAGGCGGCGTTTGGCACGGCGGATAGCGAGGAACTGCAAAAGCTGGGTATTTCATCAGAAGAATTTATTGCCAGGACAACAGCGGAATTTGCAAAACTCGAACGCGTACAGGGTGGACTATCTAACAGCTTCGAAAATTTACGCGACAGTCTGCGCACTTCGCTATCTGAACTCGGAAGGACAATATCCACAAGTTTAAATTTAACAGGCATTTTTCAAAGGCTTGCGTCTGGTGTTCAGGATGCGGTTGATAGGTTTAAGGCTTTATCGCCGGAGGCACAGGCATTTATTGTCAAAGCCCTTGCCGCAACGGTCGCAATAGGGCCGTTGTTAATAGGAATCGCAAAAATTGCAAGTCTTGGAACATTAGCAACACAAGGGGCAACATTATTAGCAAAAGCTTTTGGGGTTGTATCTGTTATCTTAGGCCCTGTTGGCATCGCATTAGCTGCGATTGGCGTAATCATTGCGGCGATTGTAAAAAATTATCGTGAATTAAATCCGACCGTTGATACATATAACGATTATTTAAGTGAAAATACAAAACAGCTTATTGGACAAAAATCTGAATTGAATAATCTATTTGTTGCATTAAATGATAGCAATACAAGTCAGGAAACCCGATCAAGATTAATCAATGAAATAAACTCTAAGTATAAAGACTACCTCCCTCAGCTAATCAAAGAGGGCGATAACATAGATCGTATCAAAATTGCACAAGCAGCGGCAAATACTGAATTTGAAAAGAAAATTCGTTTGGCGGCCCTTGAGGGCGTTTTAGAAAAACAACGCGAAAGGCTTGTTGAGCTTGCTACACAACAATATGAAATAGAAACAAAGCTTGCACGACAAAGAGAAGTTATTGCAAAAGGTACCCGTAATTTAATTACATCAGATGCAAGTTATGGCACAACTGCGGCAACAAATACAACAACAAATATACAGTTGGCCGCCTCTTTACGCGATCTTGAAAAAAGGCTGCAAAATGTAAAGGCCGCGCAAAACGAATTAACAAATGCTTCGCGGCAAACGCAGGCAGCACTTGATAAGACATTAGGTACCGTTTCAAGAACCACCTCCGGCGGCGGCGGTGGCACCGACAAAAGCCCCGAAGTACTCGCATTAGAAGCAAGGATTAAACAGCTTGAAGCATCCCTAAGAACATCGCAGCGCGGCGCAGGTACAACGACAACCCCCACCCCCGCCCCCGCCGCACCCCGTGAATTTTTCGATATACCCCTATTGCAAACCCTTGATTTGACCACACAAGCCGTTGCAGCAACAACGCTTAGCCTGGGGGCATCCTTTGACCAGGCGCAGGCGGCAGCAGCAAGATTTAGGGAAACGCTTTTATCCATACAGCAGCCAAAAACAATTGTTGAGGGTCTTGGGGATGCAACCCTCGCCGCCGCCTCTGCCTTTGCCGACTTAGCAGCGCAGGGGGAAACGAATCTTAGAAAACTTGGAAATGCGGCGTTGCAGGCAGCACGGCAAACAATTAGCGCATTTATAAAAGAAG